ATGCCAGCGGAGAGGAATATATCGGTGAATTTAAGGATGGCAAATTCAACGGACGGGGCACCTTTATCTATGGTAATGGTGACAAATACGTCGGTGAATTTAGGGAATGCCGCGAGGGAAAGGCGCAAGTGTTAAGGCTACTAGTGCAGAGTAAGCCCGCGAGGTAGAGCTAAAGTATATTTTATAAAATTAGGGAGGGTTTAGGCTCTCCCCGTTAGGCAATTTGCCACCGTATCTACAACCAAAGGACTACGTTATGAACACCCGCGAAATATATGCAACCCTCCCCGTGAAAGTGCCAGCGCAAGGGTACAGAGTAAACCTGTATTATGGCGGAACCTTGTGGGCGCAGCCTACGCTAAAGACTCGCAAGGAGGCGCTGCGTTTTCGGTCGGCGCACGATAACTGGGAGAAGTTCAGTCAGAGGGAAGGGGACGAACATGCTGCAACGGCATGAAGTTAGGCTCTCAATAAACGGAACGCCACAGAGGCATACGTATTATGCCCAGCACTGGGAGGTTGCGGCGAAAGCCGCAGTCTACCGAAAAACCAAGCCTCATGATACAGTGGAGTTTTTGTACGTGGTGACGCGGAGCGACGACGATGATGATCAACCATAAGCAGCAGCAAATCATCCTAACCTGCCCCAATGGGCGGAAAGTAGCCCTGCTACAGGGTCAGGAGAGCTACGGCAAGGCACCTCTGACTTTGGAGGTGTGGTTACAATCAGAAACTGGTAGCTGGGAGGAGCCGCGCAGGATGCTCAGTCTCAAAGCGTTAGTACCTGTCTTATCCGAATTGCTGGAGGATACATGAAATTAACCAAACTTGCCGTCAAGCGACTGGAGATGCAGTATTTCAACACGCTAGCCCGTTATCTTGACTGGGAAACGGCTACCTACACGGCTAGATACATGGCCAAAGCGAAGGAGGCAGAGTTAAAGTGAGAATTTCTAACACATGGACGGCGGACAGGACAGAGCAGCTTCGGCTGCTTTGGCCTAGCGCCATGACCGCAGTGCAAATTGCAAGGCGGTTAAACCTACCCAGCAAGAATGCTGTCATTGGGAAGGCACACCGGCTGGGTCTGCCACTGAAGGGCAAGGCGTACAAAGTAGTGCCGCCGATGGCGGACAGTCTGTTTGCTGCGCGAGCAGCGAAGGCAACAGCGTGCGTCTGGCCGATAGGAGACCCCACAAGTGAAGACTTCCACTACTGCGGGGAGAAACCTGTAGAGGGCAAGCCGTATTGCCAACAACACTGCAACGTGGCTTATAGGCCAGACTCACGTAAGAAGCAAAGGGCGCTTACGTATTGATAATACGCGCGGGCGTGGTGGAATTGGTATACACAACAGACTTAAAATCTGTCGCCGAATAGGTATGCGGGTTCAAGTCCCGCCGCCCGCACCAACATAGGAGTAGTTTATCATGTTACCAAAAGACCGGCACAAGGGGGATCATCGCCACCTCTGTGAAAACTGCGAGGTGCATGTACAAGACGTTATCTACAAAGGTAAGGCCATCTGTAGCTACTGCTACATAGCTAAGGAGTACAACATGGACTTACGCCTAGCACTAAGCAGCGCAGACAAACCCTACTGCACAACACACTGTAACGTCGCATTCGAAAGAAGCAGCAAAAGGGAAGCAGCAGCATGAATATCTTCTACTTGGATGAGGACCCCCTAAATTGTGCAAAAATGCACTGTGACAAGCATGTGGTCAAGATGATCCTTGAATATGCCCAGATTCTAAGTACTGCGTGGCATGAGACGAGGGAGAAAAGGTCCTCACCCATTGAGGGACTATACAAATCAACTCACAAGAACCACCCGTCTACTGTGTGGGCGCGGAAAAGTATAGACCACTACGAGTGGCTGTCCCGCATGTGGGGTTACCTTTTGGATGAATATGAGGAACGCTATAAGAAGGACCACAAAACAGGGGGCTTGCATTGGAAGCTTATGAATGCCCCACCTCGCCTAATCGTAGACGGATGGGAGCCACCGCCGCAGTGTATGCCGAATATGTATAAGGCAGACTGCACTGTCTCAGCCTACCGTAGCTACTACAATGGAGACAAGTCAGCCTTCGCTGCGTGGAAATTTAGCCCAACACCCGCTTGGTGGAACCCAAACAATGCTAGTATCAGAACGGCAGCCACATGATCGACGTGATCCATGTGAGCAGCGCAGACAAACACAAAGGAGACTACACACCATGAAGATCAAGATATCCGACCGAACAAAGATTGATGCGGTCCTCGACCGTGTGAACGGCAAGGCAGTGGCACACACGTACAATGCCCAAAACGTAGCCAACTTAGCCTGTTGGGCTGAGAAAACCCTTAAACAGAGGGGTGTACTCAAGAAGCACCGCAAGGGGGCTGTGTTGCAGGCTTCCGGCGTGGGGGCGTCAGCGAAAGCATACAAATGGGAGATAATCACAACGGCAGTCACGCTACTGCGTGGCAACAGCGAATGGTTTCTATGTGAGGCGGAGCGGGACATCGCGCGACCTCTAAATCCCGGCTTAAAGAAGCTATTGATTTCACCGCTAGCAGCGAAGGACATTTGCAACCATTCTTTCGCTGATATAAAGATCAGGCAGGGTGGACACGATCTGTCTGTTGAAATAAGATAACACCAGTCGCCCAACGGCGTCGCCCTCGACTACCAAGCACTAACACCAGAGGAAAAACCTATGTCTTTAGATACCGTAATAGAAATGTTCCCCAACATCAGCGCTGACACGTTTGGAGCCATACCAGCGGTAACAGATTTCCCTATCGCCTATGAGCCCACAAAGATGCCAGACAAACGCTATGTGCTCAATGCCAATACCGGAACATATCTGGGCATCGTTGGGCGCAACTTTACCTGCGTGGACCACACAGAGTTTTTCACGCGTGTGATGGACACCGTCCGCACAAACCTGACAGTCCACGATCTCAAAGACGCCCGCGTCCGGTGGCAGTCAGGGCGACACGGGGCCTTTGCTCTTATGGATGTAACCCTGCCGAACGTCACGTACAAAGTAACGACCAAGAGGCACCAAGTCGATGTCGCGCAACGCATTGTGGCATTGCACGGTGTGGACGGATTGACATCCAACCAGTCGTATCATGGTGCCATCGATGCTTTCTGCACTAATGGTATGATATCGGGGGACTGGGAGAGGGTCCGCCGTAAGAACACCTCTGGGTTCCGACTGGATAATTTTATAACTGAGCTTGAGGGCTCCAAAGCTGAGTTCCATGCACACGGTCGGAAGCTTCAGACGTGGGCAGACAAACAGTTAGACTTCACCTCCGTGAAGGAGGCGCTGCCCAGCATTGTAGGAGGAGAGCGTAAAGCTGATAAGCTAACTGCCCTGTATCTCAATGAGGCGAGTACGCGTGGGCATAATGTCTTTGCCTTGTACAGTGCGTTTACTAATTACTCATCATATGCGGACCACCGCAACGGATTTGAGTTGCGTGCGTCAGACAATGATAACGCGGCTATGACAATGTTCAGTCGAGAGCAGGCTGTAACAAAGTGGGTTAGCTCCCCAGCCTTCGCCGCACTAGCAGCATAGAGGATAGAATAACATGAGTACGTTGCCGCGTTACGTTAAAAAGATTACCCGCAAGGACAGGACTGTACACTACACTTACAATCCACCTAAACGGTTTATTGATCTAGGTCTCGTGGTGCGGCAGCCGCTCGCCTCAGACCTAAGAATAGCTAGACGACTAGCCAACGAACTGAACGAAAAGATTGACGCATGGAAAGACGTTTACGATGCACAGAAACGACTGACAGCTACTGCTACGATTGAGCAGTTAATAGTCCACTACAAGCAGTCCTATTCATATAAGAAGTTGTCAGATAAATCTAAGAAGGAGTATGCGTATATATTTTCTATCTTAGATGTGGACCTGCGTCGGTATCGTATAGGTAAATTATCTGTGCAGGATGCTCGCCACACATACGACTTGTGGCTCCAGCGGGGTGTGTATCATGCCAACAAAACATCTCGCATAGCAAGCCTCTTGTTTAATTTTGCGGTTGACCATGAGTATATACCAATGAACCCGTTTGGTAGGCTACAGAGACAGACGCCAGAACCACGTAAGGTTGTGTGGTCAGACGAAGAGGTGCGTAAGTTTCTAGAGGTAGCTTATAGTGACTTTAAGTGGCGTAATCTAGGTCTGATAGTTCAGATGACATACGCTTGGGTTCAGCGCGTGGGAGACATACGAGTGCTCAAGTGGGATAGCATCGACTGGGATAAACAAACTGTCACGATACAGCAGTCTAAGCGTAGGGCTACAGTCCACATACCCATAGGGGATGACCTCTTCCACATGCTCAAACAGCAGTGTGCCGATTTTGATTTTCAGGAATACGTCGCTCCCAAAGTCAAACCTAGGCGCGGGGTACACCATCCCTACAGCATAGACAATGTTAGCTGTGAGGTTAGGAGGGTTCTTGCAGAGGCAGACTTACCATTAAACTTACGTGTCAGTGACTTACGTAGGACTGGCACTACTCAGATGGTGGAGGGGGGCGTGTCTATGACCTCGCTCATGCAGGTAACAGGACACGTCAATCCGTCATCCCTAAAACCCTATATGAAGAATACCTTGAGAGGTGCAACTGAGGCTCTTAACAAGAGAGTATACTGATGTATATAAAAACTTATGTAGAAGACTTAGGTCTCAATAGTGGTGACACGTACAGAGGTACGTGCCCCACATGCAGGGGTACAAATACTTTTACAGCGTCTAATGTAGACGGGTTACTCGTATGGAATTGCTATAAAAATTCTTGTAACATAAGAGGAAGATTTCAAGGAAAGTTATCAGTAAACGACATCCACCTGAAGCTGAATAAAGTTTCAATATCAGATTCTCAGGAGTTTGTCAAACCCACGTTTGTAAGACCACTAGACCCTAACCATAGTGCTTATGGTGCGGCATATCAGTGGGGCAAAGGCTGGGGCATTGACATAGAGGGGTATCTGTACGACTATAGGGAACATAGGGTAGTCTTTCCTATATATAACAAGGGTTTACTTGTAGATGCAGCAGGACGCACAATTGGCTACAAGACTAACACTAAACCTAAATGGAAGAGGTACGGCAACTCTAAGCTACCCTACACGTGTGGTGTGGGTAAGGTCGCAGTAGTTGTTGAAGATTGCATCAGTGCATCTGTGGTCGGGGGTAACGGTAAGGTGGGCGTAGCTATTTTGGGAACGTCACTAGCCCCTGAACATGTAGCTACACTATCGACCTTTGATAGAATCATCGTAGCCCTAGACCCGGACGCACGCAACAAAACACTAGCGTATACCAAAGAGCTACGACGCGTAGCCCCAGAAGTTTATGCTCTTAATCTCAAGGACGACCTAAAGTATCGTAACCCCATCGACCTTGAAAAACTGGAGGACTTAGTATGGAAGAAAAGCTGTTAAGATCTTTAATGGATTACTCTTTTCACGAAGAGTTTAATAGCTTCAAATGCCCAGACGTAATCTTCACGAAGGAAGGCAAGAAGATTAAGCAGGCGATAGAGGCAGCCCATCATCTATATAAGAGATCATTGGAGCCCTCAGAAGTTGAGGCTTTGTATCTGTCACAGAACCCTACGCTCACTACCTCACAGCGGGGGGAGGTGTCTGATTTATTTGAGGCAATTCAGGCAGTATCCGTACTAGGTAAGGACGTTGCACAAGACATACTGTCTACTTTATTCCAGCAATACATAGGAGAGGAGATTGCTAACTTAGGTTTTGAGTACATCAATGGTAACCAGAACTCGTTGGAATCTTTGCACAGTTTGCTAGAGAAGTATGACGGTAATTTCTTACCTAAAATTACTGTGGAGTGGGACAACCTCTCTTTTGATGAGATTATAGAGAAGACGTTGGACAAGCCTAAGTGGCAGTTTAACATAGCGTCACTCAGCAGGAGGGTCACAGGCATAGATGGAGGCCAACTCATTGAGGTTGGCGCACGCTCTAACGTAGGCAAGACATCTTTCCATGCTAGTATTATTGCGGGTCCGGGTGGCTTCGCTGAGCAGGGAGCTAAGGTTCTTATTCTATGTAATGAAGAGCCTACAGATCGGGTTCTACTTCGTTACCTGTTAGCTGCTGCTGGCTTTGCACCAGAAGATTTAGTAAAGAATTATGCTACTGCGACACGAAACTACGCAAACATCAGTGACAATATCTTTATCAAGGATGTTACAGAATACCGGATGGATTGGGTTGATTCTGTGTGTCGCACGTACAAGCCCGACATAGTGGTGCTTGACATGGGTGATAAGCTGGCTAATATGCAAGGTCATAGCCGCGTTGATGAGGCGTTAAAGGCTAACGTAATCTTTGCTAGGCGTATTGCTAAGCGTCACAACTGCGCTATATTCTATATGTCGCAGTTATCTGCTGAAGCGGAGGGTAAGATCGTTCTAAACCAGTCTATGATGGAGGGCAGCAAGACAGGCAAGGCGGCAGAGGCTGACCTTATGTTACTGCTTGCAAAGAACCCACCCCTGTCAGATCAAATGGAGGAAGACAACCAACGACACATAAACATTGTTAAAAATAAGTTGACAGGCTGGCACGGCATCGTGCATTGTGAGTTCGATTATCGCACCAGTCGATATACAGCATAAAAGGAAAGACACATGACAACCGCAACAGCACGGACCACTAAACTGCAAACGCAGTTCGAACCACCCACGAAGATTACAGTCTTTACAAAGGACACAGACGAACGCGCTAATGTTCTCCTTGTGGAGAAGGTTACCTCAACTATCCACACAGACAATGGCATTCAACTACAAACTGCAAACCTAGAGACGGTGTTTGTGGCATGGAGCCACGTGAAGTACTTAATTACGAGCACCCCCGATGCCTCAGTTTAAACTGAGCAGCACCTCACTAGACCGCATGACGGGTATTGACATGCTACTGTCCTCCGTTATGCGTACTGCTATC